ATGGAGACTTCTACAGATAAATTAACTAAGAACATCAAGAACATGGCTAAGACTCTTGGCGTGGCTTTCAGCGCTACAGCAGTCTTAAATTATGCTAAGGCTTCAGTCAAGGCAGCAGCAGCCGATGAGAAGGCACAGAAGCAACTAGCACTAGCTCTCAAGAATGTCGGGCTTGGTAGAGATGCCGCTGTTGCTGAAGGATTTATCCAGAAGTTACAAAGCGAGTTTGGTGTAGTCGATGACAAGCTGCGCCCTGCTTATCAGCAGTTAGCAGTAGCGACACAAAATACAGCACAAAGCCAGAAGTTATTGCAGATCGCTTTAGATATTTCTGCATCAACTGGCAAGGATTTACAGAGCGTCACAGGCGCGATTACAAAGGCATACCTAGGCAATAACACAGCCCTTGGTAAATTAGGCGTGGGCATCTCCAAGGCTGATCTTAAGGCTAAGTCCTTTGATGAAGTAATGAATCAACTCTCCACAACCTTTGCTGGGGCTGCTACTGCCTCGGCTAATACTTTCCAAGGTTCAATGGATAAGTTATCTGTTGCATCTGCCAACGTTCAAGAAATCATCGGTACAGGCATCATAGATGCACTCAAGGGTTTGAGCGATGACACTACAGTCGATGATCTTGCAGCTGGCATGGAGGACTTTGCCCTATTTACTGCCGATGCAATTAGAGGCGTAGGCGTATTACTAGAAGCATTAAAGAGCATCCCAGCAGCAGTTAATTTGCCCGGACTCAAGTTTGCTATGCAAGCAACTGGCTTAGGTATCTTAAGCAAGATCGGTGCGGCTGAAAGAAAGAAGCAAGAAGCAGCAGCTGCTCGCGCTATGAATGGGCTTGCTCACCTAGCCGAGTTAGAGTCTAGTTATGCAATCATTACTCTTAAAACCACCAAGAAGATAACAGCAGAAGAATTAAAGCAACTCAAAGCCAAGCAATTAAAGGCAGCCATTGACAAGGCTAACCTAGCCCTAGGCAAGGGATCTAATGTCTTTGACATGGAGAAGATCCAGTTAGCAGCAGCTGAGAAGAATGCAGCGGAGCAACTAGGCAAAGTTACTAGCCAAGCACAACTGCTACAGATTACTAACGACCTTGCTCGCTTAGAGGTTAAGCAGTCTATTCTGGATCTAGAAGATGCAATAGCCTCCAAGGACGTTGCAGCCATCTCTAATGCAACCAATAAACTTAATGCAGACTTAAAGATCCTTGGTGTGCTTACCAATCAGGATCTTAAACTCAGAGATATCAAGTCCATCCTTGACTCAATCCTTCCAAAGGATCTAATTAACCTAGCCAACCTAGATGCTGCTATTGCTAAGTTAAAGATGATCGGTGGCGGCACTGCCACTAGCACCTCAGCAGTAGCAGGCACAACAACAAGTGCAGGCACTCCTTCACTACTTGATGCACTAGCTGCTGGCAGTTTCGTGCCTGTAGTCGGTGGAGGTTATTCAACTTCAGCAGGCAACTATGCCTCTAGCGGTTTCCCTGGCTCTGCCATGGGCGGTGGTGGTAACACAATTATTGTAAACACTGGCATCGGAGATCCAAACGCTATCGCTGAGGCTATTGACCAAGTGCTTACAGATGCAGCCCAGCGCGGCACACTGAGAGCAGTCTAAGCATGCCTTGGCTTCCACAGTGGCGAGTCACAGTAGGTGATGATGTCTATACGACTGTTACCTCTGTTTCCTATGCAACTGGTCGCTTAGACATAGATCGGCAGGCAACAGCAGGCTACTGTCAGGTTCAGATAGTCAATGCCGATAACTCAGCCTTTACGATCAACATCACTGAGCCAATCACTTTAGAGCTAAAGAACTCAGCAGGGGTTTATAAGCAAGTATTTAAGGGCACAGTCTCAGACTTTAACATTGGAGTTAGAAGCCCAGACGAGACAGGCTTTGTCACTACTGGCACTATCTTAGGTATTGGTCCACTATCTAAACTATCCAAGGCGGTTTATAACACAGCCCTTGCTTCTGCCCTAGATGGCGAACAGATCGCGCTTATTCTGGAAGCAGCCCTAAGTGGTACATGGGATGAAGTTTATCCGACTTTAACTTGGGCTACCTATCCAGCGACAGTTACATGGAATCAAGCCGAGAACTCTCTAGGTCAGATAGATCAAGGCGAGTTCGACATGATTCAGATCAACGCATCTGCCTCAGCTAAGAGCCAGACCCTTGTAGATCAGATAGCCAATAGCGGATTAGGCATAATCTCAGAAGGCAATGATGGACTTGTTTATTATGCCGATGCAGACCATCGCGAGAACTATCTCCTTGCCAATGGCTACACAGACCTAGATGCAGCTTATGCAACTCCTAGCAGTATCCAATCCCAGACCCAGACTGCTCGCCTACGCAATAGCCTTATCTATAAATACTCCACAGGCTATGCATCGCTTCTAACCTTGACAGATACTGAGAAGATAGCGATCTATGGGCTATTTGAGAAATCTACAGAATCCAATATCCTTAACATAGGCGATATGCAGCAGATTGCTGAAAGAGAACTATTTCTGCGCAATACTCCTAGAGGCTCACTAGGTGCGATCCGCTTTCGGTTAGATAACCCAGATTTACCTAGCGCAATGCTGGATGATCTTATTACGGTTTTTTGTAATGAGCCTGTATCTATTGACAACCTACCAAGCAACTTGCTCGGTGGAACCTTTGAGGGCTTTGTTGAGAACATTGCAGTAAATGCCACTCCGACCTATGTCGATATGACCCTGTATGTCTCAGCCACAGACTTTTCAATTCCGCCTATCTAATAAACCTCAATGGTACAATTACTCAATTATCCCGACTGGAGAACTAACTGATGGCAACAAGTCCTATATATGGCTGGGCTGAACCCGATGACACTAGCCTTGTAAAAAATGGCGCGCTCGCCATGCGTACGTTGGGCAATGCTATTGACACAACTATGGCAACAATGGTTCCTAAGTCTATTGTCGATGCTAAAGGGGATCTAATTGCTGCTACGGCTAACGACACTCCAGCGCGCTTAGCAGTAGGCGCAAATGGCACAGTCCTTACAGCTGATTCAACTGCTGCAACTGGCGTGGCATGGGCAACTCCTGCTGCTTCTGGCTTAACTTTAATCAGTTCATCAAACTTTGCATCTTCTCCAAGTTTTACTATTGACAACTGCTTTAGTGCAACTTATGACTATTACAAACTTATAATTACTAACACAAGCGGTTCAGGTGGCGCAGCCCAGATTAACCTAAACTTTAGAACTGGTGGAACTACAAACACAGCATCGACCTACAATTACTCAGGCACAGCGCGACTTTATTCAGCAGGCACGATTGACGCTTCTAACGCAGCAAGTGCGAACCATGCTTTTATCTGGCGCACAAACGGATCTCTTTGGTCTGGAACCGTAGAAATCCTTAATCCTTTTGCAGCTCAAAGAACTTGGTTTACAGCCGATAAACTTGATACATATGAAGCAGGCACAGTCGGTGGTTATTTTGATAATACGACTTCCTTTGATGGTATTAGTATTAACAATACAGGAGCAACAAACATTGCTGGAAACATCCGCATCTATGGATATAAGAACTAGGGGATAAGATGACAAAGATTTATGCAATAGATGCTGCAACAGGCGAAGAAGCATTGCGCGATATGACAGAAGCCGAGCAAGCACATTTTGACAATATGGAAGCAGAGTTTCAGGAAAAGAAGTCGGCAGCAGATAAAGCAGCCGCAGACAAAGCAGCATTGCTAGTCAAACTTGGCATTACAGCTGATGAAGCAGCACTGCTACTTGGATGAAGCCTCAATTAAGTAAAGCTGCAATCCAGTTAAGAGAGCAGTTTGATGACACATTCCCAAGTCGTGATCGCAGTAGCGATGGCTGGATCGGTGATTCGAGACACGCAACTCGCCCTAGCGATCATAATCCCGATGCTGAGGGCTGGGTTCGTGCCATCGATGTTGATCGTGATGTCAGTGGTAAGTCCAAGCCAGATCTCATGCCAGATATTGCAGATCAGATTCGTCTCTTATGCAAGTCTAAAAAAGAACGCAGAATTACCTACATTATCTTTGATGGTCGTATCGCATCCTCTAAAAAAGGATGGGCATGGCGAGAATACACAGGGGCTAACAAACACAACCACCACTGCCATATCTCGTTTGCGAAAGAAGCTGACGATGATGGGGCTTTTTTTCAAGTACCTATGTTAGGAGCAAGTAATGAATAGCCTCTCAATGATCATTGCCGGTATTGCAGGAGTAATTGCTATCCCTGTCCTACGCCAAGCGATTAAGTCCTACCGCGCTAAGAAGTCTGTAGCAGACATTGTGGTCGATTCTTTAGAAGCTGCAATAGATCAGGTAGAGAAGAAGTGACACAGACCGACTTCTTCACACTTTACCTTGCCACACTAGCTACGCTAGGTGGTCTATCCGGCTTTGTCATAACACATCTGTTGTCTGAAATTAAAAGACTTAATGGGCGTGTTGATGAGATCTATAACCTACTCCTAGACCGATAATTTACCCATGGCAAGAAAAGCGACAAAGGCACTAGAGGAGCAGGGTTACTCTAAGTTAGATGCTTATTGCATTGGGCTTTATGAATACTTTTGCAGCCTTAAAAGAGCAGGCTTTAAGGAAGATATAGCCATGTTCATGATTACCGAGCCTCAGTCGTACCCTGGTTGGATCTTGCCAGACCCAGTCGATCCAGAGAAGTTCGGCGATTATGAAGATGAGGACGATGATTAAAAAACGCTATCTAGTGATCTCGGATCTACAGATCCCCTATCACCACGAGCAAGCCGTTAAGAATCTAATCAAGTTAGTAAAGCGTGAGAAGTTTGACCTTGTGTTGAACACAGGTGACGAGCTAGATATGCAGTCACAAAGCAAGTGGGCACAGGGCACTAAGTTAGAGTGGGAAGGTACATTAGATGCTGACAGAAGCCTTGCTCAGAATATTCTCTATGACCTCGGCACAACAGATGTCACTCGCAGCAATCACACAGACAGGCTCTACCATACGTTATTACGAGCACCTAGCCTCATTGGGTTGCCAGAGCTTGAGTACGCCAAGTTTATGGACTTCGCCGGACTCGGCATCCGATTCCACAAAAAGCCCTTTGAGTTCCATAAAGGCTGGGTCTTAGTCCATGGTGATGAAGGATCTATGAACACCAATGCTGGACTTACTGCCCTTGGTCTAGCACGTAAGTTTGGCAAGTCTGTTGTTTGTGGACACACGCACAGAGCAGGCATTAGTGCCTTCACAGAGGGCATAGGAGCCTCATACAGGACTCTTTGGGGACTCGAAGCGGGAAACATCATGGACAAGAAAAAAGCCTCTTATCTCAAGGCTGGCAGTGCTAATTGGCAAATGTCTGTGGCAGTGATAGAAACCCATGGAAATCATGTTAGCCCTATGCTTGTGCCTATCAACAAGGACGGATCGTTCACCCTTTACGGAAAGTTATACGCCTAAATCCGTTATCAAATCGTTATGCAAATATGCATGGTAAATGCATGTCGGTGTGTCACACTAATCTTGTAAGCCAGTCAAGGGCACTGGCTACAGATAGGTACACAAATGCAATTACCGATGATCTTAATCTTATTAGCTGCTAACGTGCTTTGGTACGTAGTCGGGTGGTCACAAGGCTTTAACGAGGGCAAGCGCGAGGGTCTAGCCCTTGCTAAGAAGTATCAGCGAGCAGCAGCAAATGCTAGCTAATGAAATCCTACTCACAGCAACAGACACGATCCGCGAGCGTGGGCTTTCATACGGTCATCCTGCGGATAACTTGCAGCACACCGCAATGCTCCTCAGTGCATACCTCCAGACACCAATACACGACTATCAGGTGGCAGGGATCATGGTCTTGGTTAAACTTGCAAGGACTAATCAGACAGCCCAGCACATTGACAACTGGATCGACATGGCATCCTATGCCGCACTCGCAGGACAATTAGCAACAGAGGAGAATGAACTATATGTTTAATTTAGCCGATTACGAGACAGTGGAGGTTCGCCTTGAGAAGTTTATTAAGGATTATCCAGATTTTAGGCTTGCAACTGAGTTGGAAGTTTGCGACAAAGATAGATACGTTGTTAAAGCATATCTTTACAAAGTTACTGCCGATTCTGTTGCATGGACAACAGGGTACGCGGAGGAGAAAGTTACTGATCGAGGCGTTAATAGCACTTCAGCACTGGAGAATTGCGAGACTTCGGCAATCGGCAGAGCTCTTGCTAATGCAGGTTATGCTGCTAAAGGGAAGCGACCAAGCCAAGAGGAAATGAAGAAGGTCGTTGCTACAAAAGTAGCAAAGCCACCGGTACAGGATCTCGTACCAGATCAGCAGGACTATTGGACTACTCCAGTCAATGAGTATATGAAGGTAGTAGATGCTCCAGTTACCTTGGAAAAGGCTATGGAAAACGTAGCTGCGATCATAGGTACAGGAGAAGCACAAGAGTCACCATCTTGCAAGCATGGACACATGGCGTGGCGTGAAGGCACTAAGAATAACAAGGCTTGGGGTGGTTACTTCTGTCCTATAGTCAATAATCAAGGGGGCGAGCCTAAGTGCCCTACACAGTGGTACACACTAACCAGCGAGGGTAAGTTTGCTCCTCAGAAAGCGTGGGCATAATGGGTAACTTAGAGTTTTATAACGAAACAACAGGGGAATGGACTAACTTGGAGGACGTGCCTATGTTTGACACAATCAACTGCCAGTTATGCAATGAGCCAACAGAAGCTCATGACATTGTGGCAGAGATTAAGTTTAAGGATGATCAGCCTATTGTCGGCACATGGCAGTGCAGAAAGTGCAAAGCAGTCAATGGATAATTTAATGACGGCTGCAATTATTGTCTTGGTGATCTGCTCATTATGGCTAGGTTATCTATTGGGTGTTAGCCATGGATAGAATAGAGCTGCTAAAGCAGATGCCGATAAATCTAGAGTTAGATGACACAGATACAGTGCAC